CCATGGACATCGACGGCACGACGCTCGTCGCCACGCGTCAGTTGTCGCGGGAAGGTTTCGAACGGGCCATCGCCATCCGCCGCCTGCAGATCGCGAACGACCAGCATGCCCTGCGCGAATGGCGCAACGCCTTGCGCCAGGCTGACCGGTTCTGGGCGGCAAACCCGGACTGGAGCTTCGGCGACTGCCTCGATGCGATCCTGGCAAAGGGCGGTACCGCGCTCGGTGGGGAGGCTGTGCAATGACCACGCGTTCCCAGAACCCCGTTATTCCGCCTGCCGATCTCGCTCTGCTCGAAGAAAAGCGCCGCGCCATGCGGCGTCAGGCCCTCGCATATCTCGAGGAAGCCGACCGGCTTGATGCGCTCTATGCGGCGGTCACTGGCAACGATCCGACGGCTACCACGCAGAATGAGGTGCTGTCATGACCGGCGCGCTTCCCATCATCACTGCCGATCAGCGCCTGGCGGAAACCCGCGGGATCAAGGGCGTGATCTTTGGCCGCTCGGGCATCGGCAAGACCAGCCTGCTCTGGACGCTGCGGAATTCAACAACGCTGTTCTTCGACCTCGAAGCCGGTGACCTCGCTATCGAGGGGCTGGCCATCGACGCCATCCGGCCACGCACCTGGACAGAATGCCGGGACTTTGCCGTGTTCATCGGCGGGCCCAACCCGGCACTTCGGGAGGACCAGCCCTACAGCCCCGCGCATTACGCCGCCGTCTGCAAGAAGTTCGGCGATCCTTCGGCAGGGGCCCACTACGATACGGTGTTCATCGACTCGATCACCGTGGCTGGGCGGCTTTGTTTTCAGTGGTGCAAAGGCCAGCCCGAGGCGCATTCGGAGAAGACCGGAAAGCCGGACGTACGCGGCGCTTACGGATTGCACGGGCGCGAGATGATCGCCTGGCTGACCCACCTGCAACACACGCGCGGCAAGAACGTCTGGTTTGTCGGCATTCTCGACGAGAAGCTCGACGACTTCAACCGCAAGGTCTTCGTGCCGCAGATTGATGGCTCCAAGACCGGGCTCGAGCTGCCGGGCATCGTCGACCAGGTCATCACCATGGCCGATTTCAAGGCCAAGGATGGCAGTCTGCAACGCGGCTTCGTTTGCCAGACCCTGAACCCCTGGGGCTATCCGGCCAAGGACCGCTCCGGGCGGCTCGAGATGCTCGAGGCCCCGCACCTGGGCCGCCTGATGGAGAAGATCCGCGGACCGCTCGTCCCCGAGGCGCGACGGCTGACCTACCGCGCCCCCGAACTGCCGGCGCCGCCGAAAGCGTCGACCGGCCCTACCAACCAATCCCCCAGCTGAAAAGGACAGGACCCATGTCAGTGTGGAACGACTTTAACGATGCTCAATCGAACACCAACGTGATCCCCAAGGGAACGCTGGCCAGGGTGCGCCTGACGCTGCGCCCCGGCGGGTTCGACGATCCCTCGCAGGGATGGACCGGTGGCTACGCCCGGCGCGGCGCCACCGGCGCTGTCTACCTCGATGCGGAATACACCGTGCTCGAGGGGCCCTACGCCCGGCGCAAGATCTGGTCGATGATCGGCCTCTACAGCCCCAAGGGCCCGGATTGGGCCAACATGGGCCGGAGCCTCCTCCGCGGCATCCTGAATTCGGCCCGGGGCATCTCGGACAAGGACAAGTCGCCCGAGGCCCAGGCGCGGCGGCGCATTGCCGGGTTCCACGAGCTCGACGGGCTGGAGTTCGTGGCCCGGATCGATGTCGGCCAGGACACCAACGGCGAGGACAAGAACGAGGTCCGCGCCGCGGTCACGCCCGATCATCGCGACTATGCCGCGCTGACGGGGCATGGGCCGGCAGCGCCGCTGCCACCGCATGCGCCGCCGTCCGGATACCCGCACCAGCCCCATGCCGCCGCCACTGCGCCGGCCTATCCCGCGCCCCCGCAGCCCGCGCTGACACCGGCACCGTCCGCCCCTGGCTTTGCCGGCCGGCCCAGCTGGGCCGAGTGAGGGGGCACGCCATGCGCCTGCGTCCCCGTCAGAAACTCTTCGTCGAGCGCAGCCTGGCTGCGCTCGCCACCCGAAGCAACACGTTGAGCGTGGCGAGCACCGGATTTGGAAAGAGCCTCGCCCTTTCCGCGGTTGTCGGGCAACGGATTGGCGACACCGACGCCAAGGCCTGCGTGCTGGCGCATCGCGACGAGCTGACCGACCAGAACCGGGCTAAGTTCGCGCGGGTGAACCCGGCGATCCCGACCTCGGTGCTGGATGCCAGCACCAAGTCCTGGGGCGGCCAGGTCACCTTCGCGATGGTGCCCACATTGGCACGTGAGGCGAACCTCGCGGCGATACCGAAGCTGGACCTCCTGGTCATCGACGAGGCACATCACGCGGTCGCACCCAGCTACCGCCGCATCATCGACCGGGTGCGCGCGGCCAATCCCGAGGCGCGCATCTTCGGGGTCACGGCGACACCCAACCGCGGCGATCGCAATGGGCTGCGCGAGGTCTTCGACAATGTCGCCGATCAGGTGCGGCTGGGCGAACTGATCGCCTCTGGCCACCTCGTGCCGCCGCGCACCTTCGTCATCGACGTGGGCGTGCAGGACGAACTGCGCTCGGTCCGCAAGACCATGTCGGATTTCGACATGGCGGAGGTGGCGGGCATCATGGACCGCGCCCCCATCACCGACGAGGTGATCCGCCACTGGAAGGAAAAGGCGGGCGACCGCCAGACCGTCATCTTCTGTTCCACAGTCGCTCATGCCGAGCATGTCACCGACGCCTTCAGGGCGGCGGGCGTTTCCGCCGCGCTGATCCACGGCGATCTGGCGGCCGAGAGCCGAAAGGGGATCCTTGCCGACTATGTGGCGGGCAGCATCCGCGTCATCGTCAATGTGGCCGTGCTGACCGAGGGCTGGGACCACCCGCCCACCTCCTGTGTCGTGCTACTGCGCCCCAGTTCCTACAAGTCGACCATGATCCAGATGGTGGGCCGCGGCCTGCGCACCGTCGATTCGGCCGAGCATCCGGGCATCGTCAAGACCGACTGCATCGTGCTCGATTTCGGGACGTCGAGCCTCACGCACGGCACCCTCGAGCAGGATGTCGATCTCGAAGGTCGGACCGAGACCGGCGAGGCGCCGCTCAAGTCCTGTCCTGCCTGCCAGGCCGAGATTCCACTTGCCGCGCGGGAATGCCCGATCTGCGGCGAGACGCTCGTCGACCCCGAGGATGCGGCAAGAAGCCAGGAGGCGCCGGAGGGTGACCTGTCGGGCTTCCTGATGACAGAGATCGACCTCCTGAAGCGCTCGAGCTTCGAATGGGTCGACCTCTTTGGCACCGAGGACGCGCTGATGGCCACGGGCTTCACCGCCTGGGCCGGGGTCTTCTGGCTGGACGCCCTCTGGTATGCGGTGGGCGGGGCGCGCGGCGCGCAGCCTCAGCTTCTCGGGGTCGGCGATCGCGCCGTCTGCCTCGCGCAGGCCGACGACTGGCTGAATGCGCACGAGACAGACGAGAGCGCCTACAAGACCCGCGCCTGGCTGAACCAGCCCGCCACCGAGCGGCAGCTCCAGTACCTGCCGCCCGAGGCGCGCAACGACTTCGGCCTGACGCGCTACCGCGCCTCGGCGCTGATGACCTTCGGCTTCAACAAGCGCGCCATGCGGCAGCTGATCCTGAGCGCGGCCGCGACTGCGCGGGAGGCTGCGTGAGCCATGTCGCGCAAGGCCCATCCCCGCCCGCAGAAGCTGCGGATCGACCGGGCCCTGATCGGCTCTGGCATCCGCGGTTTCAGCCCTGCGCCGTCTGCCTGCGCCCGGCGCGAGGCTTCGGCTTCTTCAACCCTGCCAAACCCCGCCCGCGTGCGCACCGCTGGTTCTGCTCGATGCCCTGCCAGGGGCTCTTCGCCGCGGCATTTCGGAAAGGACCGACCATGATCGGCATGACCGAGGAGGAACGGCTCGCCATCGCGCTCGTGATGAAGCGCCTTGGCCAGACCATGGAGGAGATCGGCTGGCAGAAACGCCTGAGCGAGCTGACCGAGACCGAGGTGACCGTGCTCATCGAGGAGGTGCTCGAAGGCTACGGCGCCGAGATGTCGCGCATCGCCAGGTCGCACGAGGTGCCCTTTTGATGCTGGACTACAACCGCCGCCCCAGCTTTGCCGACCGCGTCAACGCCGCCGTCGATGCCGCCCTCGCCGCCGATCAGGCCACGCGGCCGCCCCGCGACTATCTCGGCGGCTCGCGCCTCGGCCATGCCTGCGAGCGCGCCCTGCAGTTCGAGTTCACCGCCACGCCCAAGGACGAAGGCCAGGGCTTCCCGGGCCGGTCACTGCGCATCTTCGCCATCGGCCATGAATTGGAGGACCTGGCCGTGGCCTGGCTGCAGGCCGCAGGCTTCGACCTCTACACGCGCAAGGGGAACCGCCAGTTCGGCTTCTCTGTCGCTGGCGGGCGCATCCGCGGTCATGTCGATGGCATCATCGCCGCCGGGCCCGAAGGCTTCGGTCTGGCCGTTCCCGCGCTCTGGGAATGCAAGACGATGAACGCGAAGAACTGGCGCGCCTGCGTGAAGGACGGCGTGACCAAGTCGAAGCCGGTCTATGCCGCCCAGATCGCGGTCTATCAGGCCTACATGGAAGGGACGGTCCCCGGCATTAGCGCCGCGCCCGCCGTGTTCACCGCGATCAACAAGGACACGGCCGAGATGTACCACGAGCAGGTCGCATTCGACGCCGATCTCGCGCAGCGCATGTCCGACCGGGGCGTGCGGATCCTGCAGGCAACCGACGCGGGCGAGCTGCTGCCCCGCGTCGCCACCACGCCCGACTTCTTCGAATGCCGCTTCTGCCCGTGGTCCGAGCGCTGCTGGAACCTGCAGCCATGACCGACACCCCGAAGGACCCGCTGATACCGCCCGACACGCCCGAGGATGCCGCCATGGCCCATGATCACGATGACCGTCCCGAGCCCCCCGAGCCCCCGAAGGAGAACCTGATCCACTTCAACCCTTGGCGCGACTTCAACGATGCTGCCCCCATGCCCGATGTCTTCGGCGACGAGCCGGACCCCGAGCAGATCGCGCAGTTCATGGAGGTGGTCTTCGGCTATTGCGACGGGCTGATCCCGGTGCGCAGCTTCATCGACAAGGGACAGGGCATCGACGGGCGCCCGCACAACATCTGGATCGAGGCCGCAGCCGGCGTTGCGGGCAAGATGGCCACCTTCGCCACATGGGCCTCGCGCGAGGGCGCTGCCGTCTACGTGATCCCCGGCACCGTCGCCGCCCCCGGCCAGGCCAAGGCCGCCGAAATCCTGCAGATGCAGACCGTGGTGGTCGACATCGACGCGGGCGACATCGCCGCCAAGCGCGCCCATCTCGAGCGCCATCTCGGCCCGCCCAGCATGGTCGTGGAAAGCGGCGGCACCACCGCCGAGGGTCAGCGCAAGGCGCATGTCTGGTGGAAACTGACCGAGCCCGCCGAGGGCGACGACCTGCGCCGCCTCTGCCGCCTGCGCGCCGACATCGCCGCCAAGGTCGGGGGCGACCTGCATTTCCGCTCGGCCCACCAACCAATCCGCGTGGCAGGCTCGGTCTACTACAAGAACAACCTCAAGACGCTGGTCCGGATCGTCGCGCTGAACGCGACCCACGAACGCGACCTCGACGAGTTCATCGAGGCCGTGGCCGACATGCCGCCCACCCCGGGGATCAGCCTTGCCCCGGACTTCGCCACGCCCAACAAGCCCCGCGTCGACGAGGTGCTGGTCACTCCGGTGCGCGAGGGCGGCCAGGACAACTGGTCGCGCTTCGAGGGCGCCTCGGCCGCCATCGGCTACTTCATCCGCATGGTCCACGAGGGGCGCCTGTCGAAGGACGAGGGCTGGGAGGCGATCTGCGGCTATAACGCCGCCATGCTGCGGCCCCAGTGGCCGGTGGAGCGGCTCAAGCGCGAGTCCGAGCGCCTTTGGGCCATCCATGTCGAGAAGCACGGGCCGCCGCTGATCCGGCTCAACAGCGCCGCCCCCGCGCCGAACCAGATGCCAGTCTACAGCCTCGGCGCGCTGCTCGACGACCGCAGCCCCATGCCGGCCGACCTGATTGCGCCGCGGGTGCTCACGCCCGGGGGGCTGCTGGTGCTGGGCGGCGCGCCCAAGGTCGGCAAGAGCGACCTCCTGATCGCCTGGCTCGTGCACATGGCGGCGGGCGTGCCCTTCCTCGGCTTCACCCCGCCGCGGCCTCTGCGGATCTTCTACCTGCAGGCGGAGATACAGTACCATTACCTGCGCGAGCGGATGCAGCAGGTCACGTTGTCGCCCGGCGTGCTGGCCGCCGCCCGCGACAACCTCGTCGCCACACCGAAGTTGAAGATGCTGCTCGACACCGAGGGCAGTGTTCATGTGGCCCAAGCTATCCGGCGCGCCTTTCCGGCCCAGCCCGTCGACATCATCTGCATCGACCCGATCCGGAACCTTTTCGATGGCGGTCCCGACGGCGGCGGCGAGAACGACAACGCCGCAATGATGTTCTTCCTCAAGGACCGGGTGGAGGTGCTGCGCGACCACATCGACCCCGGCTGCGGCGTCATCCTCGTCCACCACACCAAGAAGCTCTCGAAGAACCAGGTGAAGGAGGACCCCTTCCTCGCGCTCTCCGGCGCCAGCGCGCTGCGCGGCTTCTACACCACCGGCCTGATCCTGCACCGCCCCGACGAGGACAGCCCCCAGCGCCGCCTCGAAATCGAGCTGCGCAACGGCCCGGCATTGGCCGCAAAGATCGTCGACAAGGTCAAGGGCGAGTGGGTCGAGATCAACCCGATCAACGAGCGGCTGGTCCGCGCGGAGGTGGGGGCGAAGCACGATGCCGAGCGCGACCGCAAGGGCGAGGCGATCGTTCACATCCTCATGGATGAGGCCCTGAAGGGCCGGATGTACACCATGACCCTGTTCGCCGAGTCCTTCGAGAACACGAGCGGCCTCAGCGGCCAGACCAGCATCCGCGACCGCCTGAACGTCCTGACCACCAAGGGGGTCATCAAGTTCGTCAAGGGCGACGCGGCCGGCGCCCTCGGGCTGCCGACCGATCGCAGCAAGTACGGCTATCTCTGCACCGAGTTCATGGAGCTGGCGACAGGCGACGAGGTCGTCGACCCCGACACCGGCGAGGTCCGTATGGCGCGGCTTCCGGTGCGCCCGAGCCATTACAAATGCCCCCAGACCGGAGCCCTCCTCCCAGTCGAGAACCCCGCCGTCTGGGTCTATCCGGAGGGGCTCGACGCATGAGTTCTGCCGCCTCGATGCGATCCGAAATCTGGCGCTCCAAACCCGAAATCTGGCCAGATTTCGCGAAATCTGGAATCCTGGCGCAATCTGGAATCTGGCTTTTCTGC